CATACGTGCAACGTCTTTCGACTCTGCTGTTGAGATTGCTGCCGTTTCTGCGTCTGCTTCTGCCTGGTCAGCATATGCTTCCCATGCCGTAGTATTAGTTGCTGTTGAAACTGCCGTACGGGCATCTGCTCTAGCATCTGTAAAGTAAAGATTAGTTGAACCTTCAGTCATTTCATCAGTGTTGTCCTTAGTTGCAACTTGCGAAGCGACATAAGCCTTAACTGATTGTTGTGAAGGAACTTTAGTAGCACTATCTGAAACCATATTGTCTTCATCTAGTAAATGTCCTGCGATACTTGTTACAGTACCAGCACTACCTGAAGCATTACCAGTTACATTACCAGTTACATCACCAGTTACTGCACCAGTATGAACACCTGAAGTTGCGCCAGTTATATTACCTGTTACATTACCTGTTACAGAACCAGTTAAATCACCAGTTACATCACCAGTTACATTACCAGATACATTACCAGTTAATCCACCAATAAAGTTTGCGGCATCAATGTCTTCACTTTGAAGTGACCATCTGTCATTTGTTTCGTTCCATAATAATTGTTTATTTGCATCATCGCCACGCTCTATTTCAAAACCAGCGTTAACTGATGCAGAGCCTGTAGCATCTGAATTCAATACAATAATATTATCAGCAATATTAATTTGTGCTGTATTAATTGTTGTAGTTGTACCAGAAACTGTTAAGTTACCACCTACTGTTACGTTACTTGAGAATGCACCAGTAGTACCAGAAACAGCATTAGAGCCGCCTGTTACTGCTGAAGACGCCGCTGAATCAACGTATGCCTTGTTTGCCGCATCAGTAGTAGAAACCGGAGTTGCTACTTCTTTAATCAAGTTAGAGTTCATGTCCATGTGGTCACCAATTTGTAGGTCACCTGATGTTGCACCTAATTCACCAGTAATGTTAATACCATTACCTGAAATTAGTTTTAAAGTACCTGTACCAGTTGTAGTTAGTTTCAGGTCTTCATTTACGTCTGTTGTAATGTTAATTGCACCAGAGTCATCTTCGATAACTTTTTTGCCGTTAACATATAATGAACCAGGACCAACGTAGATATCTTTCCACATCATTGTTGATGAACCTAGGTCATAAGTTACGTTTGCACTTGGTAATATATCACCAGTCATAGTTAAATCGCCACCCATAGTAGATGTTGATGAGACTGCTAATGTACCGCCGACTGTTACATTCGATGAGAATGTACCTGTTGTCGTGCTTGTCGCGGCACCGTCTAGTGCCAAGGCGAAACCGCCCGCTGTTGAGCCGTCGTGAACAACTAATGATTTTTTAGTTGTATCAACTGTAACTTCACCCAGTAAACCGGTAAATGATGAATGTTCAGTTGTTGTACCACGTCGGAATTGAATTGCATATGCTGCCATTGTGATTTTCTCCCGTTATATTTTATAAAATATTAAGAATGTCTCCATCCGTTATTGTGTTTATAAGAATGTTTCCATTCCCTCGACTAAGACAAAGATTTTAAAACCTTTGCAAAGGTTAGTCTAGTAGAAGAGTTTTATCTACATAGTCGGACCAGTGGACACGACAGGCGAATAAGGTATTCTTTAATAAAAATGGTTGTTATACTATTTTTTCTTCTACCTATGTAACAAGACCCTTTATCTCCTCGTTACAATAGTATTTATCGTTTATAGTGAAAATGCAATACTTACAGTTAATAATTAAGTGCTTATAGAATAACTACTTCTATGACTTTTTTACCTTCTGTTAAGTCTGTTTCTATTGATTTGGCAAAGACTGAATGACCTGCATCATTCTTGCCTATACTTTGGGCATAGCCCGGCTCGTTATCTGCGGTGACAATTAAATCACCTTTTGATACTGGTCCAATTAGCATACAAGGAACTCTTCCTTTCAATGCTACATAAGGATGTGTTTGTGAATTACCAGCATCTGCGTTTAACTTGAGTGCTGGATTTGTAGAAATTACACCCGCAACTGAGACATCTCCTGGCTCTATTGTTGTTGTTATCTCTGCTTCTCCACCAAATACTACGACTGTTCCTGCCTCGTAAGGCACGTCAGTTGCGTATCTTTCTGCCAAGTCGGCATATGTTGCTGTTACTGTGTGACCATATATTGTAGAATACTTTTTAGTAGAACTACCTAAGTCATATGTGTTATCTGTTGCTGGAATTATAGTTCCTGTGATGTCAGTTGATGTATTCGTATCTGTGCTAGTAATAGTAAAGTTAGGATATGTTCCTGTAATCGTTGTTGCACCAGAACCCGTTAATGATACTGTTTGGTCTGGAGAATAGTTACTGGCATGAATAGTTCCCACTGATGGTGAAGTCCAATCTATATGTTCATTTGTTACAAAGCCACTTAGAGTATCATGATTAAGTCCTGAGATTGCTGAAGTAAGTTCAGTATCAGTTGCCATTGCATTTTGAATTTCTACTAATGTATCAAAGGCCGCTGATGCTCCGCCAACTAAGGCATCAATTTTTAATTGTGCCCTTGCGTCTGCTCTTGCATTTGTATAATATAAGTTTGTTCCTTCTGACAAATCGCTTGTAGAAGCGGCTGTCATCTTAGTATTCCAACGAGCATCTGTGTAATATAAATTTGTTCCTTCGCTTAAATCAGTAGTTGATTTAGTTGTTAATCTTGTATCAAAATCTGTATTGAAAGTTGTGTAAACTGTATCTGTATAATTACTTGCGTGAATTGTTCCCGCACTTGCTTGTGTCCAATCGATGTGTTCGTTTGCTACAAAGCCAGTCAAGTCATCGTGTGTGAAGTCTGAACTTACATAGGTTGTATCATTATCATTAGCCCATACTAAATCGCCAGCACCATTAGTCTTCATTACTTGATTTGCTGTACCATCTGCCGCTGGGAATTTATAAATTAGACTTCCAGAATTATCAAGTAACCAAAGTCTTGCATCTGTGGCTGAACCAACTGCTATAGAAAGTTCATTTGTGCCAGATGCATTACCAGTAAAAATAAGAGGGACATCAGTCGTATGTGTTGCTGCCTGGTATCCTGTTCCATCTATTGTAATTGTTGCTAATCCAGACAATATAGTAGAACCAGTAGGGTCGTCATAAACTGCCCAACCTACCACTTCGCCAGTTAGTAATCCTGTTGTAATCTCTAAATCACCCAATGCAAAAATATCATTACTAGATGATGTTACTGAGAATCCCTCAGAAGTCAAGACAAATCCAGGTTCAGAAAATGATTCAGTTCCCCATTCGAAAGTTGCTGTTTGGGCTGATGCCGCTATTACATCAATGACATCTCCCACACTCACATCGTGTGTCCAGAAAACAATCTTGTAACTCGTGCCTCCTAAACTCGTAACTGTTACGTGTTCTTTGTCAATATAAAAACTGTTAGCATCTCTAAGTTGAATAGTATTACTATTAAGTGCTGTTGCACTTGTTACTGTCATTTCTCCATAAGCGTATTGCTTGAAGTAAATATCAGCATCATCTGAATTAAATGGTGTTTGATTGCCTGTAGATGTTGGCAATGATACGTTTGTTGGTAATGTAAATGTATATTCGGAAGTTGGCGGAGCATAAACAACAACCATATTGTTTTGTTCTGCTGAGTCTCCTATATCTCTCCAAACAAAATTACTAGATGATGCCGCGGCACCGAAGTAAGTTAATGATATATCACCCTCAAATCCTAAAGTAGTTATATCAGCACTTGTAAGTGTCACGTAACTACTTACTGCATTCGCAACATCGGCATTATCTGTATTAACTGTAACTGCTGTATTTGATAAATTGGTGTCGGACGATGAAACAACCGTTCCTTGTGTGGTAATTGGCGTAGTTGTCGTTGTCAACTTAACTGTTGGATCTGTTGTACTAAGGTCGAATGTATTTAAATCTAAGTTTCCACCCAACTGAGGTGTTGTATCTTCTACAATATTCTCTATTGAAACTGCTCTTGCTCTTGCGTCTGTGTAATATAAATTTGTTGTGCCTTCTGATAAGTCATCTGTATCTTTGGCTGTAAATGCTGTGTTGAAATCTGCTTGACTAAAACTTTCTCCTGGAACAAAGTTAGTTCCATTCCATATAATTGTTTGATTAGTTGTTGGTGCTACTGTCGTAGTGTCAACATCATTTAATGCGTCTATACTGTGATTAGCAAGACTGCTCGTAGTAGTAGGAGTGCCCGTGAAATTAGTATAATCTAAGTAGTATGCACCCGTTTGTCCGTCTAGTGTTTCTATAAAATTAGCATCGGCTTGTAGTTGGGCATATCTTAAATCAACTCTCGCCTGTGTATAATAAAGATTGGTGCCTTCTGATAAATCAGTTGTCGAGTGATTGGCGATACTAGAAACTGTGCCTGTTACTGTGCCCGTTACTGCTCCGTTTATCGTAGTGGCATTTAGAGTTATAAATGTGCCATCTACCGGTGCAGTTGCTCCAATTACTGTGCCATCAATTGTTCCAGCATCAATATCAACTGTTGTAAATGAACCTGCCGCTGGCGTTGTTGCACCAACTGTACCATTATGTGCGCCCGTTATATTACCTTCAAATGTGCCTGCTACAAAACTTTCTGAGCCTACTGTCCATTTGTCAGTTGTTTCATTCCATGTTAAAAATTTGTTATCAGAACTACCACGACCAATTTCTATACCAACATCTTCAGTTGGAGAACCCGTCAGGTCGCCGTTAAGTAAAATCTTTGGGTCAGCAAAACTTGTTTGAAGTGAGTTGACTGTAGTCGTATCACCAGTTACAATCAAATTACCTTCAATTTGAATTGTACCGTTTTTTGATCTGATTACTCCAGCACTTGCGCCGTTATCTAAAACTAATGTTTCGCCTTGGAGTAATAGTTTGTCCCCAAATTTAATTTGTCTTGCCATTATATTATCCCAAAAAATACTAATAAATTATATATTAATAGTATTTATCTTTATCGTTACAATCGGGCAATAAAAAAGCCACCCGAAGGTGGCTTTCTATATTCAATTTATATAATAATATATTATACGAATGAAAGGTTTGACATTGCGATTTTTGAAACGTAATCAGCCGCATTACCAAGTGATGATGCAGTGTTATTAAGTTCAACATAACCATAACGAGTCATAAATGATACAACTGGCTCGAAAGTTGACGGATCAACTACAACGCCTGATGACATCAATGGAACGTATGGGCAATAGAACGCAGCCGCGTCAATTTCGCCTGAACCTTTATAGCCAAGAAGTACTGGTGTAGCATCGTTGGCATAAGTGTTTACGTAAATACGCATAGTACCGTTTAGAGTACCAACAAACTTAGTGTTTGTAGGTGCTTCAAAAGTACCTTCAGTAGTACGAGCAAATGCTGATGTAGTTGCAGACTGTAGCACAGTTAGTGCCGCAGGTGATACAACTGCCCAGTTTGCCGCGCCTCTACGAGTGCGTTGAGCAATTAGGTTTGCTTCTCTGTTCATCAAAGTTGCAAGTGCCGCATGTTCGTCACCAACAAAAGTTGGAGTACCTGTTACAGCAGTCTGGTCATATGACGCAGAACCTGTAGCAAGGTTACCTAATGATGTTAAGATTTCCTGGTCGATTTCAGCAGTGATTTCCATAGCAAGTGCTGCCATGATTTCTGCTTCAACGTCCAAACCGTGCATTGAATTAGCATCTTGTGCCGCTTCAAAAGTCCAACGAGCAGAAAGTTTACGAGTTTTCGCTTCAACTGTTTGCTTTAGAACTTGGATAGACATTTTGTTACCGCCGTCACCTTCCATTGATGCTGTCGCTGCCGGAGCCGCTGAACCATCGCCTGAATATGAGTTAGCAATATCAAAAGGTGAAAGTGCTTCAGAACCAGCAGTTGCACCGCCAGTAGTTTCCGCATATCTAACACGTAGTGAGTGAATTTGTCCAACTGGACCAGTCATTGGCTGTACGCCGATGATTTCGTTCGCAATTACTGTTGGCATTACACGTCTAATGATTGGTAAGATAACTTTGTTTAAAGTAGCCATATTACCAGCCGTTGTAGATCCTGCAGCCGAACTTTCTGTAAGTGCTTGTTTTGTATTTTCTAATACTGTAGACATTACGTCACGTTTGTTACCATCTAGACCATCTAGAAGTGTTTCACGTGTAGTGTCCCAGTTATTTCCTTCGAAAAGATTTTCCATCTTTTTCTCCTTTATCTGGTATTAATTATTTAAGTCCTGCTAATTTTCTTAACTGGATTATATTGGCATCGCTACTCTGTGACTTTGGTGCTGAAGTAATTACTTCTTCGCCTCTGTCGCCAGTGTGTTCTGTTACTTTGCCTTCTGTTAACGTTTGCTTTGCCTCAGTTGAGACTTTCTCATTTAAAACTGCAGGTAAATATTTCTTAAATGCTGTCTTTAAATTTGTTGTTTTTACTGTTTCAAGTAAATCAACCATTACGCTACGCTTTTCTTTGCCTAGAGGTGATAAAAGACTTTCCATGACCTTGTTTCGGTCCATTCTGTCTTCTAATACTTTCTGTGCAGTTTCGGCGCTTGTTATGGCTTCATCTTTTGCAGTAATTGTTTCTTCTAACTTCGCAATCTTAGTAGCAGATTCACCTAATCTCTTAGTAATCTTAGCAACTTCAGTGCCTTCATTTAATTGTGAAGTCATGAATTCGCCTGCGAATGTTTCAAAAATCTTACGGCCAAACTCGTTTTCTTTAGCCGATTGGATATCTTCTTTAAGAACAGCCAATTCAGAACGTAAAGCATTATTGATAGTCTTTTCGACCAATTCTGCTGAACGTTTAATAAATGCGTTCTTAGTTTTGGTAAAGATTTCTTTACCGTCTGCTACCATGCGTACTTTAGTTTCCACTAAGTCACGCTTGTCATTGTGAAACTCTGAGAGTTCACGTGAAAGTTGTTTAACAACGAATTCTTTAGTTCGACCTAAATGTTCGTTAACTTTCGCACGATCCGCTCGAAGTTCTTTCACTTCTGACGCTAATTGAGAAGTAATGAATTTCTCAAGGAGAGATGCATGTGAAGAAATTGCTTTCTTATATGCAACACGTTCTGCGATTAGTTGTTCGCGGTCAGTTTTAAACTCTTCCATTTCAGTTTTAATCGCAGTATTAAGCATGTTATCCATTGCTTCTACAATTACTGATTTGTCGTGTTCAAACTTCTGTGCGAATTCTTCACGCAACTCGGCCGTTATCTCTTCTCTTGCTTCATTTATTTGTGCTTCCCAAGCCTCCGATATTTGAACTGAAACTTCTTCGCTCAAAACATCAGACTCAAGAAGACCAGCAAGGATTTCATTTGTTGCCATTGTTGGTTCTCCTTCTTCTATTAAAGTTTAAGTTCTCTAATGAACTTAACTATTTCTTTTGACAAGTACTTTTGTGCGGACTTGTCGTGTTGAACATTCTGTGCTAACTTCCATGTGTCGTAGCCGCCATTCATGTTCATTAATCCTTCGTATATTGCTTTTGGATATGCTTCCGGGGCACTTGGTTGTGCCACGATATCAACTGTAATAATCTCATAATTACTCACCTTACCATCGTTGTCAACTTCACCAGAACCACGAGATGAGACACCTAAAGTGGCGCCTGACTCGATTAGTGTTCTGATAATGTTACCCATTGGTGTAGGAACAATTTTAAGTTTACCAAAGCCATTTGGACCATCCATCCACATGTTTTCAATTATATGCGACACACGGTCAACGTTAACTGTCAATTCAGGTGGGTGATCGCACTCGCCTAGCACTGGAAATCCATCCTTGATTCTTCCTTGGACGTTTTCTACTGCTTTAGCAATTTCTTTCACCGGGTATACTCGTTGGTTAGCATTTTTAACGTTACCTTGAACGAAAATGCCTTCCATAAACATACTCTTGTTACCCTCTTCGCCTTCAACGATTCGTGATGTTACATTTGCTTGATTATGTGTTAATCTCTCAATAAGAACGGTCATCAATTATCTCCAAATATAATATTTACTTAGGCTTTACTTGCCTTTAGGTTTAACTACTGCTGTTGCTGAACCGCCAGATGTATTACCATCTTTTTGTCCAACTGGTGCGGCTTTACTTTCGTCAGCGCCACCGTCTTTTGCTACTGGTGAATCTTTTTCACCGTCAGCGCCAGGCTTAGCAGAAACTGGAATAGTATATTCTTCCAATTTTTCTTCTTCTTCTTCGTCTAAATCTTCAGTTGAAGCCTCTTCTACTGCTTCTTCGTCAGTAGATTCAATAACTTCTTCTGCTTCTTCAAATTCTTCTACTGCTTCTTCCATTTCTGGCTCTTCAATATCTAAATCGATTTCGCTTTCCATGTCAGCCATTTCTTCGTCTTCGTCTGTAGCATCGTCTTCTTCACCAGACATAATTTTTTCAAATTCTGCTTCTAGGTCTGCTAATGCTGATTCTAAGTCTTCTACTCTGTCTTCAATTTCTTCTTCTTCAGGTGCTTCTTCATCACTCATTTCTAAGTCATCAAGAGCCTCATCATCTGAAATATCTTCATCGTCAAAGATTTCTTCGTTTTCAATTTCATTTGAATCGTCTTCAATATCATCTGATAAAGTTTCTGATTCTTCAATTTCCTCAAGTTCTTCTTCTACAACTGTGTCGCTTTCGTTAAGAGAATCCTCGTGGATTTGTCGTGCTTGTTCAACTACAAAGTCATGTAAAAGCGATTCCGCTTTTGACGTTTCCTCATTGATTAACAATTCTAGCACTTGTTCTAGTGTACTTCTTGACATTATAAGTCTCCTTAATAAATCATTTTCATAGCCACTACAATTGCGGCGGGTTATAGAAACGAACAAACAAATGTCACATAATATGACATAAAGTGTGTTTCATACATAGTTATTTATAGGGATTATGCTCGTATATAGGGAATATACGATAAAATGAGCAATTTTTGAAGGTTTTGCTGGTAACCTAAGATATTTAGTAAATTTTCTTATTTGTAAAGACTATACTTAATCGTCAAATATTATAACTCTAAATCAGATGGACCCGATGATGCGTCAGCAGGACCATATTGTTGCTTAACTTGGCCCGCTTCAGAGGATTTTTGATATTTTCTATATTCTCTTATCTTTCTTAATTTAGAAAGATGTGCAAGAGTCAAACGAGTTTTACGAGTATCGTCAAGGTCGATACTCATAAATGCATCCTCTTCTGGAGAATAGTTTTCGTTTATTTCTATATATTTCATATTAATACTTACCTATCTTCAAAGAAGACGTAATTGTTTTAATTATCTTAGTCTTCGCCAAAGTTCTCGTCTCTGCGAGTTGTCAAGCCATCGAGATGCAAGGCATCTTCAGATACCATCGTCCATCCAGCGCCAGCGAAGTCTGGAGTTGAAGTCATTGTATTAAAATCAGCCCAACGTGCATCTGCCCATGTTCGAATGATAGTAACAGTTCTGCCGTCTTCTGAAAGTATCGAATCGCCCTGTGTTAGTGTTCCCTCAGCAGCCCATGTATCTAAGGAAGATACTGATGTGCTTGTGTCTACTTCTGCATCTAGTTGAGTTAACATTGCTTCTGCTGATTCGTATACAGTACCATTTGCGTTACTGATAGTTATTGTTTGTATTTGTGCCATTTTACTTCTCCTTGAATGAATTTATTATGGGGATATTTAGTTCTCCCGTCTTAATGTATTTATGCATTTTCGTCAGAATCAGTGTCTGTAGTTTCATTTTCAGCACCAGATATGACAGAACCTTCTTCTTCATCTGCAACATCTAAGTCATCAAAGTCTTCACCGCCCGCATCAAAATCTCCGCCGCTAGGTCCAGGAGATGCTCCTACGCCTTTAAGTTGGTCTTCGCTTTGTGCTAGAGGGTCATCAAGATTACGTTCTTCTTTCCATAGTGATGCGTTTTCTAAGACTTCTTCTTCAGATAGTCCTAAGAAACGTTTCATTGCGAAACGTTTACTGATGTAATCCGCGCCTTCAATACTCGTAAATACGTTCATTGCTACTTGGTCTACTTCTGCTTGACGATACTTACCAAAGTTCTGAACAACATTAAATGATAAGTCAAATGAACTGCTTTCAATCAAAACACCACGATGTTTTAAGAACATCTTAAATTCTTTATCTAGTTCTTCAACAATAAGTTGTTGTAGTCTTTCACAATATTTTGTGAATCTAAACTCTTGAATCATTGCTGTACCAGTTCGTCCATCATTAAATGCTGAACCGTTGCTGTCCATTCCACCCAAATAACTTGGTGGAACTCGTAAGCCCCTTAGTAGTTTGTCATTGAAGAATTTCAAGTCATCAATTTCACCTAAGTTTTCACCACCTGGTAGTGTTTCAACTTTAGAACCACGACCTTCAGCCGTTTGAGCAAAGAAGTAATCTTCCATGATAGAAAGTGGATTGTATGCACTATCAACAACGTTAGCACCACCA